ACGGACAACTATAGCGGCGCGCGGAGAATGAAACGCATTTCGGGGTTTATGAAACCGTACAGATCATACCACAATTGCCCCCCGCGCAAAGCCCAAGCGGTCGAGTTATCCATCCATCTAACTCGCCGCATCTTCCGGTTTTCGCGGCCTCCCGGACCGGGCCGAATCGCCGCCTCTCACGCGGCGGAGTTCGGCCCGATCAGGGGCCTTGCGCGACCCTTGCAACCGGCCCGCTTCGCCTCCGCGCCGTGTCTGTCCGGCGGGGCGACTCGGGCGGCCGCCGCCTCACGATCGAGGCCGGGGCGCTATGTCCTTCCGTGCTGATCCGACAGCCAGCTCTTCGCCCGCGTCCTTCCGTCTCACGGCATCGCGGGCCGCCGCGACCGCCTTGCGGAAGTGCCGCCGGTCGATCTCGATCCCGATGAACCGCCTGCCCAGCGCGACGGCGGCGATCCCTGTGCTCGCCTGCCCCATGAACGGGTCCAGCACGCACCCTCCCTCTGCACAACTCATCTCGACAATGCGGAGCATCGCGTCGATGGGTTTGGGACACGGATGCGACTTGTCGCGACGACGCACTGCCGTGTTCGCAACAAAGTAGTCTCGATTGATCCTCGCAAACGGCCTGCGACAGGGGCCGTTCGACCAGAAGACAACCGGGTCCCAGGCGTGCCAAATCCGATTCGGTCTGATCTGGACGAAGTTCTTGCACGAGGCGAAGAGCCTCCAGCCGTTCGGAAACCACTCATGGAAACGCCCACAGTTTGGCATTCCTTGGAACACGAAGACCCAGCCGTCCACAATGATGCGATTGAACTCCCGCACCGCCGTCGATATCAGATTTCCATACTGATCCGGATCGTCAGGCCACGTGGCGCGAGAGAAACCGACACCGTACGGAGGATCAGTGACAACTGCATCGGCACACTGCGACGGAAACGTCGGAAGAACCCGCAGCGCGTCGCCCAGAATCAGCACGTGCGGCCCGATCTCGACTCGCTCCACCTTCACGCCTTCCTCCGCACCCGGCAGCCGTCCGCGTCGAGCAGGCGGTCCCAGTCCGCCCGGTGGGGCAGTGTCTTCTCGATCATGCCCAGGACGGGCTTGACCCCGTCCGCCACGCCCTTGCGTCGCGGCAGGAACATCACGCCGCCATCCGGGGCCGCTTCCGCCGGGGCCTGTGCCGCGATGGCCCGCGCGACCGCCAGCGCGTTGCCCCGCAGCCGCTTCGCCTTGCCGGCCGTCCGCAGCCAGCCCAGTGCGACCAGGCCCGCCACGACGGCCGCCACGCACGCCACGATCGGCCACGCCGAGCCCGAGGCGTTCACGATGAGCGTCCGGTCGCTCACGTCCCTCCCGGCCGTCCTGGGGCCGCTGACGGCCTCCGCGGGCTGGCTCGCCGGCCCGCTCGGGGCCGCCTGGTACCCGACCGCCTGGACCGCCCCCGGCGCGACCGCCCCCCGCTGCACAGTCGCCGTTGCCGCGATCACGGGTTGGCCGGCCGGCTGGCTCGCCGGCCCGAACTGGACGTCGACGTCGACCGCCCCCGGCGCGACATCGATGTCCGCCGCGCCCGGAGAGACGGCCCCCGGAGCGACGGCCGGCTGGGTCGCCGACGCGATCTGGACGACCGGCCCCTGGACGGGGACGGAGCACCCCGCCCCGACCGACAGCCAGATCGCCGCCAGGTACGCCGCCCCTACCAGCGCGAAGAGCGGCCAGCGGTCGGTCCGCGTGGATCGCCAGATCCGCCACAGCACCAGGCCGAAGAGGCCGAGCCCCACCGCGACGCCGCCCGCCGCGCCCAGGATCATGCTCGGGATGTCCCATCCGTGCGTCATGCGTCACCTCGCCTCGGTTCGCCGTCCTACAGCAGCGCCGCCGCGAAGGGCAGCAGGGCCTTGCCGACCTCGGCCCCGACCGTGAGGATCACGGCCATCGCCCGCCGCGCGTCGGTTTCCGCCGCGAAGGCGTCCCGCGCCCGCTCGGCGTCGGCGACGGCGCTGGCCACGTCGGCCGACGGCGCGACCGACGGCGTGATCGTCACCGTCACCTCGGGCAACTCGGGCAGCTCCTCGCCCGCCGCGCCGGCCTCCAGCTTCGCCAGGGCCGCCTGGATGGCCTCCGCCAGGGCCCGCGCCGCCGCGACCTGTTCGTTCGTGATGAGGGTCTTACTCATTGGCGTCCGCTCCCGTCGCCCCGTAGGCCTTCAGGACGGCCAGCGAGAAGTCCAGCGCCGCCTGCGCGGAGGCGACGGCCTGCTTCTCGGCCGACAGCTTGTCGAGGCGCGTCTGCTGGTCGCGGATGATCTGCTCGGCCAGGGCCTGCGTGTCGGCGCGGAGCTGCCGGCCCTGGAGGGCCTGGTCCCCGCCCTGGGACTCCAGCGACAGGCAGTACATCTCCACCGCCGGCTGCGCCTGGGCGACGTACTGGCCGATGATCTTCACGTCGGCCGTCACGAAGTCCCGCTCGGCCTGGCTCACGCAGCCGCCGAGCAGCGGCCCCGCCAGCAGGATGCACAGCACGCCAAGAACCGGAATCGCTCGCTTCATCGTTCACTCCTTCTGGTAGTCCTACCAACCGCTTCCGATCTCCTCATAAGCCGTCGATGCGCCGCGCGACCCGATCACGTAGACGGCGCAGTGAACCCAGCAATCTGTACCGCCGAGGTTGATTTCGAGGTCCCCCGACGTTTCGTTCACGTACATGCTCGCCACGCAACTCTCGTTGGGCGTGGTGGCGGCAACGATCATGAAGTTCAGCTCGCTCCATGGGCCGTTGCCAACCTTTCCCATCCCGCGAGATTCTGTCTTGTCGATCAGCCCCGCATATCCTTCCTGCGAAATGCGGAGCGCCCCGATCAGGAGCAGCGTGCGCCAATCGACGGTGTCATCGAGCGTGAACGTCTCCGATCCTTCCCCCTTGAAGTGATACCGCCACTGCTTCCCGTAGCCGACCGCCGACAGATCGACGGCCCCCGGCCGCGCCACCGGCGGCCGCCCCGCTGGCGTGCGGCCGTAGCGCTCGCCCGTCGCGTCGGGGCGTGTTCGCTGGAGCAGGCTCGGGATGGCCTTGTCGGCTTCTCTCATCGACTTCGCCTCGCTCCGCGTCAGTTCCCGCCGCCCACGTTGAGGATGCCGCCGCTCCCGCTGAGCTTCCCGGTCGAGTTCCCGTCCAGTCCCGCCCCGACGCCGAGCTTCCACAGGTTCGGGTCGCCCATCCCGCCGCCGGGGAGAACGACACGCCCGCCGATCTGCGTCAGGGAGTAGTGCCCAAAGGGTCTGGGCAGCGTGGCCGGAGTCCCCGTGACGACATGACCATCCGGGTAACGTGCGATCACGGTTCCTTCTGTCCCGACAACCTTCATCGTGGGAGGGCCACCCGTCACGTCCAGCGTGCAGTTCGCGTTCATGTAGAACGTGAGGTTCTGCGGCTGGTTGGCGTCGAATCCCTCCACGACCAGCTTGATCCCATAGCCGGAATGCTCCAGGTTGGGGTCCGCGAGCGGATTGAAGAGGTAGATATTCGCTTCCGTGAATCTGGTTCCCTTTCCGAAGACCACCCACCCGTCGTTGGCATCGAGTGTGTACTCTGCTGCCGCGATTAGAGGGCCAGTGACGCCAATGCCGTCCCCGAATCGAATCGGCCAACCAGAACTCTTTTTAGCGAACCAGATGCCCTGCGAGACATCCCACTCTCCAGAACCTATGTAAATCTGCGCATTTCCGTCCAAGTACGCTCTCGTGTTCCCGGCTGGAGTTTCCACGAACAGCATCGGAAGATAATCGTCGAACCCGATTCTCATTGGAGGCATCGTTGCGCCGGTCGCAACCATCCCGTTGATGTTCGACGTGTCGAATTGCGACGCATCCAGTGCGTCTCCAGCCCAAACGATCCACTCTCCCTCGACAGCGCTTCCCATATTGACGATCCCGCCCTTGGAGATCTGAATCTTGTTGTAGGTGATGTCCTTCGCCAACCCAGCGGCACTGGTGCATGCTATTGTGTCGAAGACACGGCAGATCAGGTGATCGGGTCCAGTGGCCGGGAAACAGGGACCGATCAGGTAGACATTCCCATCCACGAAGTCCGTGTTCCCGTCCGGCACGGACGCGGCCAGCGTGTGCGCGGCGTCCGAGAACCAGAAGTTCGGATCGTTCCACGAGTACCCGTTCGCGTCCGCGTACCAGTACCGGCGCACGTCCACGATCTTGCGGGTTCCGCGGTTCGCGTCGCGCGGGCCGTACCAGTTGCCGTCCGCGACGATAGCCGGGTCCACTCTGGGCAAGGCTCCGCCAGCCTCCACGTCCACGTCGTTCGGGTCAATTACAGGCACGACTCCGCGCACCTGGCCGTCAAGGCCGGTGTTGGCATCCTCGCTCAGGTAGTTCCCATCCCCAGACCACATATCATCCCATCGCCCGCCAGCGGAAGCGATCGTGGTGTTCGCGTCGCCCTCCTCCGCCAACCCCCAATCGACCTTGTCCTTCAAGACAGCGTTCGGATCATCCGTGGCGACAAGTGGCACGGCGCGGTACACCATCGGCGTCGAGTCGGCGGAGTTCTGGAGCCAGTTGACCTTGACGTTGGGGTCGAGTCTGACGCATGAGTACTTGTTCCCAATCCACGCCTTGCCGATGTTCGCGGCGGGGATGTCGCCAAGCACAAGCGTGCCCACCGCTGCGGCCGTCGTCCCGCCCAGGCTGATCGCGGCCGCGTTGGCGTCCGTCGCCCATGCCCGCTGCGCGTTCACCGTGACAAGCCCATTGGAGCCAGATGCTTCGATGGCGACCGCTCCAGGCCCTGTTGCTACCGCGTTGCCGTCGTTGATCGTGCCGGCCCGGTCGCTGTAGATGGCGGCGGCCCCGGAAGCGGATGCGTAGGCGTCAACACAGGTCACGGTTGTTCCGGCAAGGTGAATGAAGATCGCGCCCAGCCCGTTCCCGGCGTACACGTTCCGGCAGGCGATTGTCGCCAGATTGCCGGAGGTGGTATTATAGATGCAGGCCGCCGTGACGGAGCCGGACACCGTGCCGGTCACGTCGCCGCACGATAAGCTGGTAAGTGGCCCTGTGTGGCCGTAAATGAGCGTCACCGTCCCCGCGTACAGGTTGGCCTCTCCAAGGTTCGCCGTTGCGGATTCGGCGGTGAACGCGAGGTTCCCGTCTGACGCGGCACTGTTCCCGTCCTCCCACGGAAGGTCTCGTGCCGCAATCGCCGCGACGCCCGCGAACGGCCCCACGTCCAGGCGGAGTGTGCCCACGACGAAGATGCGATCTCCGGCAGCCGGGGGGTTTCCGCCTGCGCAGGTGGACCAGTTGGCGTCGGGGCCAGGCAGGCAGATGTCCGCGCCGCTGGCCGTCGCGAGGAAGCACGCGGCGGGAATCAGCAGCAGGCAGACATACAGAATCGCGAGATCAAGTCGCTTCATTGTTTCACTCCGAATCGCTCAGGGATGTAGCCGTATGCCCCCGCCGTGCGGTTCATGCGGACCCCGTTTGGATCAAGGCCGCTCATCATCGTGCCCGACTTCCAGACGGGGGAGAGGTTGTTGACGCGGAAGCCCTCGCGGGTGTTGGGGTCCGCGACAGCCCAGCCGGGGTCCGTCTCCGTGAACGTGCTGTGTGCGTCGTATCCGAGGCCCTGCCACTCTTCCGCCGTCCGCGTCCCTGTCCCCAGGGCGTAGAAGTCGGCCGTCGTCGGGTCGCCGACGAAGTAGTTCCAATTCACAGTCAGCGCGACCGAGTTGCTGTCGCGATAGACGAAGTACTTGCAGCCCTTGACGATGTTGTTGCGCACCACGCCGTTGCGGATGAAGATGGCCCCGCGAGCCCCCCAGTAGTCGGGGAAGAGGTTGGCGTTATAGATCGTGTTGTTCTCGACGATGACCTGTTCGCTGACCGCAGCCGAGACGGCCGAGCCGCCGATGTTCAGGAAGATGTTGTTGCGGATCGTCGCCGAGCCCTTGTAGACGGTGATCCCGCCGGCGTTCGTGATGGCGTGATTCGGCTCCGTGTCGTGAATGAAGTTGTTGACGAACGTGTTGTCCCCGCTGGGGTTGTTCCAGTTCTGGAAGAACTCCACGGCGGAACAGCAGTGGTCGATCTCCACGCCGTCCACGGTCCAGTTGGAGGCATTGGAGTTGCCGATGGCGTGTGCGTCGGCGTCGTAGTACGCCCAGCCCGCCTGCCAGCCGAAGTGATGGAAGTGCCCGCCCCGGATCGTCCACCGCGACGGGGCCGTGTTGACGATGTTCGGGTCATCGAGCCACGCGATAGACCCGACGCCGCCTACCGCGCCGGGCGCGTGCGAGAACTCGCAGTCGACGAACGTCCAGTCGTCGTTCCCGAACCCGCCATAGATGAGATAGGAGTTCCCTCCGCTGGCATACCTGGCCGTGCAGGTGTCCCAGGTAATGTGCGTCGCGTTGGCGTATCCAGGAGTACTCGTGGTGTCCAACGGGAATCCCCAGAACGTCAACTCCTTGAACGTGATATAGGACTGGTTCGCGATACCGAATCGGTATCCAGCGCCGGAGGGGTACACCCTGAGCCCGTTGTTGGGGTCGGCCCCGTCCGATAGCTTGACGAACGTACCCGTGTCGCCAAACGCGAATCCGTTGGCGTCCGTGTCGAGCATGAGGATGTTGGGGTCCTCACGCGAGAGAGTCGCCAGGGGGAGGATGTGTTCAAGGTTGGCGTCGCCCAGGTAGCAGGCCACGAGCCCGCTGTACTCTTTGCTGTACAGGTGATACCCGTTCCCGTCCGGCCCCGACCACGTTCCGCCGTAGGGCCCCCGGAAGTTGTAGAGGATGCCCGGATCGTCTTCGTAGTCTCCGCGAATGGTAATGACGTTCGCGGCGGTCCCGCTCTTGCCGACGACGAGCGTCTTCGCGATGGCCGTCGTGTTGACCCAATTCCCGCAGAGGTACACGCTGTCCCCGGCAGCGACGGAGTTGCACAGAAGCTCATTGGCGTCCTTGTACGCCCCGCGATTGGCGTAGTCCGCGCCAGTCGCCGCCCCGTTCCCGTCGCGGCTGTAGTAGTACGTCGCGGCGTGGGCCGTCGCGGTCAGGCAGAGGAGGATGGCGAGGGCGATGATCCGCTTCACTTCTTCACTCCGTCGATCACGTTCCCGCCGCCGGCGTAGACGACCCCGTAGGGCTGGCGGCAGGCGGAGAGGTCGTTCCCGCTGGCCGCCGAGTTCTTGGCCCAGAGGAGGATGCCCCGGTCGGCAGCGATGACGTTGTTCTTGATCGTGACCCGCTCGCAGAACCGGCTGCCGAGTGCCGACCCCGCGCCGGGCCCGTCCGCGTACACGCCGATCCCGTTGGGGTAGTCGATCCGGTTGCCCTGGATCAGGATTCGCTCGGTGATAGGCTCGCCGGGGAAGCACTCGTTGAGGTACACAGCCCCGTCGTCCGCGCGGTTCGGCTCGCCCAGGCCGAGGCCCTGCATCACGCAGCCGGTGATGTTGGCGTCCGTCGTCCCGCCCCAGAAGACGACGCAACGGCCGCCACGCTGGTCGCGGAAAGTGCAGTTTCGGATGACGACGTTTCGGCAGCCCCAGAGCGAGATTACTTTCCCCGTCACCCACTGGCCGTTGCCGCTGAGCGGCGCGAGTCGGTCACAGCCGGTGAAGGTGCAGTCCTCGATCAGGACGTTGGACTCCTGAATCAGGTCCAGTGCGCCCAGGCCGAAGTTGCTGAACGTGCAGCCCCGGATCGTGAGTCCGTCGCCGCCGGAGGCGACCAGCGCGAACGTGTTCCCGTCCCTCGCGGTGATCGAGTGGACCGCCTGCCCCCTCCCGCCCTTGAGGGCGACGGGGTAGGTCTTCGGCTGCGGCTCGCAGCCGGCGAGAGCGGCGGCCGCGAAGGCGGCCAGGCAGGCGGCGATGGCGGAGGCGCGGCGCATGGCTCTACTGCTCCATCACGATCAGTGTCGCGTAGATGGTCCCGCTGCTGGAGATCACCCGCAGGGCCTTCAGGTCGGCGACCGTCATCGTCATCGTCCCGACGCCGGCGGCCGGCCACTCAGGCGAGGTCGTCGCGGAGGCCGTCGCGCCCATCTCGCAGCGGATCTGCCCGGTCGTTCCGTCCTCGCGGACGATCCCGAAGGCGGCCAGGCCGTCCGGGACCATCGCCGAGCCGGCCGCGTTCACGTTGGGGTCGATCAGGAGGCGGCTCGTCGTGTCGATCGTCAGGCGGTACATCGCCTTGACCGTCCCCGTCCGCGAGTACGAGTAGAGGTTCGCGTTCGCGGGGGAGGGCTCGGCCTTCGCGAAGGGGGACGCCAACACCGCCAGGACCAGGGCCACGAAGCCCACCGCGCAGCAGGTCAGCACGGCCGCTGCAAGCACCCTGCCTGAGTTCTTCATTCGCACGATCATCATCGTTCTCCCGCCGCGATCGTCACACAGCGCTCGCCGTTGGCTCGCGGCTAAACCGTCTTGTCGCCTCTGACCTATGACCTATGACCTACGACCTATGACCTTCCGCCGACTACCAGCTTCCTTCCATCGCCCGCGACAGGCCGAGCAGCCGGTCCGTGTCCAGGCCGATCACCATGTTGTGCGTCTCGGGCGTGAGGTGAAAATGGATCGCCACGATCCGCGGGTAGCGGGCCGTCTCGCCCGCATTGGTCTGCAGCGAGTAGGCGATTCCGTCGATCGCCGTCACCACGTCCGACAGGCCCAGGGCCTCGTCGGGCCATTCGATGGGCAGGCTCGCCTCGATGCTCCGCCCCTCGTAGGCGTCCTGGTACGCCGTCGCGACGGCCGTCAGGCGGGCGGTCGCGTTGGCCTCCGTCTCCGTGTCCGCGACGACGCCGTAGGCCGACAGGGTCGTCCCGACCAGCGTCTTGATCTGCCCCAGGGCCTCGCGCTCGACCCACTCGCTCTGCGGGAAGCACGTCCCGGCCGACGCGCGGATCGCGGACCCGACGACGTTCCGCTCCGGCCCCTCGATCGTGCACGTCAGGCGCATCTGGACAAGGTTCGTCTCGTTCGCGACGTCTTCGGCCAGGGCGTAGAACAGGTTCTCGGTGTACTCGTCCGTCCAGCCGACCGGACGGATGTCCGCCAGGTTGCCGACCGTCAGCCGCACGCCGAGCCGGTCCTTCAGGACCTCGTAGCCGTTCACCGCCTGCCAGTTCGTCCCGCCGTCGAAGGTCACCTCCAGGAGGCTCTCGTGCGACGGTCCGCTCGTGAGCTGGTACAGCCGCGAGAGGCACGGGCGTGGCGGGTACGGCATCTGCGGCCACGTGGCGGCCGTCTCGCCGGCGAGGTCCGCCACGTCCGGCACGGCGATGTAGTACGGCGAGTCAGAGTAGCGGCCGTCCGTGTTGGCGTCCCAGAGGCGGCCGACGTCCGCGTAGCCGGGGAACTCTGTCCCGCCCTGGCAGTAGGTTGTGAAGTAGTCGCTCTCTTCGTCGGGGTCCGGCAACTCGGCTTCCTCGCCTGTGGGGATCGCCAGGCGGGACGAATCCCACGCGCGGCCGAGCGGGATCGTGATCTCGTACAGGCTCCGCCCGCCCGCGACGACCGGCGCCGTCACGCACGAGGCGGAACTCTCCGCGACCTGCGCCGCGAAGAGGTTCGTCAGCGTGAGGTCCAGATCGGCCCGCGTCCAGGTCTCCGTCTCCGCGTCCCACGTCGGGGCCTGGTGCTTCACCGTCCTCTGCGTCCCCGCGTGGCGGGCCTTGATCGCGATCGAGACGACGGGCAGGTGATTCACCGCGTCGATCGTGTAGCTTTCCCACAGGTCATAGCCCGCGCGGTCGCACGCCGCGCCCAGGGCAGCCCATAGGCCCATCCCGTCCACGGACAGGACGATGGGCTCGGCGCGGGCGTAATCGGCCTCGCCCAGCGAGGCGTTATCGATCCACGTCTGCGCGGCGTTGTGCTGCCACATCAGGTAATCGAGGATGTCGCTGATCGTCCAGGCGACCGCGCTCGGATCCTCGTCGTAGGTGAAGACCGGCACGCCCCCGGCCGGACCGCCGACGAGGGCGACCTTGTCGGCCGCGCGGTTGGGCTCCCCGCCCGCGTTGAACGAGCACGGCAGTCCCGAGAAGTGACGCAGGTCGCCGCCCTTGTCCAGCATGTAGCGGCCGTAGACCCGCCAGGCCACGTCGGCCGAGAGCCGCCGCGCGGTCCCCACGGCCGTGAGCAGCGCCTGCGCCCCGCGGGAGAATCCCCAGTGCACGTCCGTCAGGAACCCCGCGAACAGCACGACGCGGTCCGCCTCGTTGCCCGCCGTCTCGCGGGAGATGATCGCGATCTGGTCGTCGCGGCTGACGTAGTCCGCCCAGTTCCAGGGCCAGTCGTCGAGCGTCGCCAGGTCGATCTCGACCTTGGCCGCGTGGACGCGGGGGCAGAGGAGCTGCTGCACCGCGACGGGGAGCAGGTTCGCGTCGAGCGTCCACTCGCCCCAGTCCGTGGCGGGGTCGCAGCCCGTCCCTGTGTGGGCCTTCCGCCACACGTCGTAGCCTTGCGCCGTCCTGGTCAGTACTCTTGCCATTCGCTCCGGTCCGCCAATCCGCAATCCGAAATCCCAAATCCGAAATCGCCGTTCCTACGGTCGCCCGGCGAGTTCCACGCCGGCGAGTTCATAGGTTTCCCAGATCTGCCACGTCGAGCCCGAGTAGCCGTACTGCCGGGGGCCCGGGACGAAGCTGGTGATCACGAGGTAGCTGCCCGTGCGGCCGACGTCATCCTCCCACGTCTGGGGGACGCCCGAGTCGCGGAGGGACTGGATGGCCGCCTCGATCGCGTTCATCGCCGTCTTGGCGGTCGCGAGCACGGCGTCGCTGACGCGGAAGAGCGGCGGCTCGCCGTGGGCCCCGACGATGCGGAAGGCCATGCCGCCGGAGGCCAGGACGATCCGGCCCTCGCCGGTCGCGCCGACGCTCGTCAGCCGCTTCTCGACGAGCGGCTTCTCCAGCCAGTGCCACACGTGGCCGCCGCTGCCGAGCAGGTCTGTTCCGCCGATGTTCTCTGCCACAGCGCTCGCCTTCGGCTCGCGGCTAAACCCGCGAGCGGTTCACGTGCCTACGGTGCCTGCTGCTGCCGCCGCGCCCCGGCGGCGTCGATGCCGTCCAAGTTGTAAAACTGGTTCCCACCGATGTGGACGTTCGCGGCTCGTGGAAGAACTCGCATCTCCCGCGTGCCGCTCCCCGCGAACCAGCCCGCCTGCTCGTAATATTCGCGGCCAATCTCCATTCCCGACAGCAGAGGATGCTTTCCGACCATCGCCTCGGCTTCCGCTTGTCGCGACCCGCTCGCAATGTCGAAAAGGTACTTGAACATCTCCGATGGTGACTTCCCCTCCAGGGGGGCAATCCGTCCCACGATTTCGGAAGCGGACATCGCCTTCGGCTGCGCCTCGATCCTTTCCAGCGCGAACAGCGCCGCGAGGTAATTCGAGTCCCCTGCACCATAGCCTTCTTTGACCGCCCTCTTGCCGATGGCCTCTGCTCCACGCCCGCCACTCTTGGCTAGTTCCGCATTGACGTAGCTGATTCCAGCCTTTCCGAGTCCGTATTCCCCGGCGATGTCGAGCGCCTGTGCGGCGTAGGCTTCCGGGTCCCCACGCCCGCGAGAAGCACGCGCGGCCGCCTCGATCAGGGCAAGATACGCATCCGCTTGGCGTTTCAGAGACTCCGTCAGGTCCTCGGCCTTCCTCTTCGTCTCGGCCTGGTGTTCGTTGTACGAGGAGATCGCCAGGCTCATCGCGCCGACGGCCGCTCCGATGAGGCCGAACGCGACCCCCGCCGTCGTCGTCTTGTTGGCCAGGACGTTGATGATGTCCGCCGCGACCGACGCCTCCGGTCCCAGGGCCTTCAGCTCCGCCAGGAGCGCGCGGTCCCGCATCCGCAGCTCCTCGCTCGCCGTCGCGGCCAGGTCGCTGGCCTTGGCCTTCTTCTCGACGCCGCCGGCGGCCTCCGTGGCGGCGCCGGTGACGGCTTTCTCAGCGGCCGCGACGCCCTGGAGCTGCGCCTGGGCCTCGCGGGCCCCCGCCGCCTGCACGTTGATTTTCAGGTCTTCAGACATCGTCGCTCACACGGAGAGAAGTCCAGTGGCAGCCGGCTTCCGGGAATCCGCAATCCGAAATCCGCAATCCGAAATCCGAAATCCGCAATCGCTACGCCTCCGCCGCGTCCACGATCATCTGGGCCAGGACGTCCGTCTTCGTCGCGGTGCAGGCGATCCCTCGCACGCCGCAGCGGGGCGGCTTGGCGCCGGGGGCGTCGGTCGGCGGGACGTCCAGGCCCTGGACGCACTCGACGAACTTCACGCCCTTGAACGTCCGCTTGCGGAGCGTCCCGTCGCTCGCCTGGTACCCGACGACGCAGTTCGCGGCCGCCTGGTCGATCAGGGCCAGCAGCGCCGCCAGGTCCGTCCCGTGCAGCTCGACGAAGAGGCGCATCGCCGTCGTCAGCGTCGCCGCGCGCCCGGTGGAGCCCGACCCGCCCGGATCGTTCACCGCGACCGGCTCGATGTACCAGCGGCAGTGCGTGATCCCGCTCACCTCGTCGGTGGGGCACTTCGCGTACCGCGCCTTCATCACGTTCAATTCGCTCATCGCTCACCTCAGGCACAGGTTGGAAACCTGTGCTACCTCATGCCGCCGCCAGGATGTCCGAGAAATCGTTGTCCGCCGCGAAGCGGGCGTACCCGCGGATCCCGATGAGGCCCGCCTGCCCGCCGGCGTCCTTCTCGTTCGCCTGCATCTGCCCGGCGACCTCGCAGAAGTCCACGTCCTGGATCGTCAGCGTCTCGCTCGCGCCGGCCGCGCCCAGGACCGTCAGGACCACGTCGCCGGCGGCCGAGCCCAGGAGGGTCATCAGCGTGAGGTCTTTCGTCCCGTGCAGCTCGACGGCCAGCTCGCGGTACGTGACGATCGCGTCGGCGTCGAACTGGGCCTCTGCGTGCCCGCGATGGACGCTGAACTGCGTCCGTGGGACGATCTTCGCGAAGCGGACGCCGTCGACGGCCGCACCGCCCTTCGTAGCCGACTTCAATGCGTAGACGAATTCCGCCGCCATGATTCATCTCCTGTTCGGTGGCACAGGTGTTCAACCTGTGCGGCACCATCAACTCGTCGTCTTCAGCGGGTCCGCGACCCGCGCGCGGAGCGTTCCTTCCGCCCCGCACTTCTGGAACTGTCCGTTCGCGAGCGGCAGGACCGCGATCTCCCACGTCGGCTGGTCGATGCACCCGCCGGCCGAACCGCCGGCCGCGTACGTCGCGATCGCCGTATCCACCTCCGCGACGGCCGCGATGATCGCCGCGTCCACGTCCGCGCCCGTGTCCACCAGGAGCCACAGCTTGAGCTGGCAATCCCAGATCTCGTCCTGACGGCGAAGCCCGGAGAGGACCATGCCCAGGCACGGCCGCACGGGCGAGGCCATCAGATTCGGGATCTCTCGGCCGAACGCGCGGAGCGTCTTGCCCGGGCCGACGAGCTTGTCCAGCTCCGTCGCCAGGCCGTCCAGGACCGTCTTGAGCCGGTAGGTTGTCACGGGCTCGGCCATCAGTTGATCCCTCCCCCTCCCGGCCACAGCTTGCCCAGCTCGGCCCGGAACGCCTCGGTCATCTGCGGAACGGCGTCGGCGACGGCCTGCTCCCACCAGCCGACCGCCGCCGTCACGCTGGAGACGAGCACCCAATGGACGACGATGCTCCGGACGTACTTCGCGCCCTTGCGGCCGCCCAGAACCTCCTCGATCAGGAGGGGAGGCTTGCCCTGCTTCCGCCGCGAGACGAGGACCAGGCCGCTCTGCTCGCGCGGCGAGCGGAACGACCGCGCCGCCGCCGAGACCGGGATGGCCAGCGCCTTCGCCCGGACCGGGTAGACGCCCTCGTTCTGCGCGCTGGCGTACCCGCAGCTCGGATGATTGGCCGGGATGCCCATCGCCCAGAGGCCCTCGCCCTCGTCGATGGGCCATGCCATCATGCCGCTGGCGACGCCGCTGGCCGGGTTCCGCGCCTTGAGGCGATAGGAGCCCGTCACAAGCCCGGCGGCGACGACCTCGGCCCCGACGCCGGCCGCCGCCCCGATCGCGGCATTGGCGGCCGCCTGGAGGCCGGCAGCGGCCGCCTGGTCGGCCTCGACCTTGCGCCGCGTCTCGTCCGGGATGGTCATCAACACGATCATCAGGCCGTCAGCCTCCTGTACCGCCGGCAGACCTCGACGGTCGCCGGGAGCAGGGCGCCGGGTTCCTGCATCGAGACGTTCCCGCCGCCCGCGCCGGCCGACTGCACGCCCGGCGCAAGGCGGTTGCCGTACCGGTGCGCGGCCTCCGACAGGCAGGCCAGGCGGAGGTCCGCCGGGACCAGCGTCTGGTCCGTCGCCTCCGACCAGTGCGTCGTGTCGCTCGCCGGGGCGGTGTTCTCCTCGCCCTCGGCGGGGGCCGTAACGGCGACGATGCAGTCATAGACGACGCCCTCATCCTCGACCTGGGCGCCCTTGAGATAGGCCGCCGTCTCGCTCCACGCGGCGATGTCCGGGTACCCGGCGGTGTAGACCACGCGGACGCTCGGCTCGCCGGGCCGCCCGGCCAGCCAGCACCCCACGCGGTGGAGGATTCCGCGAGCCTCATCCACCCAGAAATCGGTGTCCTCGGTGAGGTCCGTCTCGTCGTCGAACGCCCCGTCCAGGGCCTCGACGACCTCCGTGATCGAGACGATCGGGAAGACGGGAAGATACAGCGAGTGCTGCGCGGGCTCGGGCGCGGCGTAGAATGTCCGCGACGCCCGCTCCAGGGCGCGGCCCGCGCCGGACGGTCCGCACATCGCGGAGGACACTTCCTCCAGGATGGCCGTCAGGGCGTCGTCCAGCGTGGTGTCCGCCGTCGCGATCCCGAGCTTCGCCTTGAGTTGCGCCAGTGTCGCCAGCATCTTTTCACCTGCCCGATGGCCCGCCGAAGTCCCGGCGGACCGGTCGGTCGTCATTCGGCCTTCAGCGGCCGCAGATCCAATCGCTTCCCGGCCTTCGCCGTCGCGATCTTGCGGAGCGCCTCGTCGCCCAGGGCCTTTCGCGCGGCCTCGATGTCCACGCGGAGGCAGCTCTCGATCTGCTCGGGCTCCAGGACGCCGGCGAGCTTCGCGACGGAGACCCGCAGCGTCTCCGTCTCGACCAGGTCGGCCACGCCGTGCGCGCCGCTGGCGGTGGCGAGGCCCGCTTCCTTCAGGAGCCGCGCGACCTCCGCCTTGGCCTTCGTCAGCTCGCCGGCCGCGCGGATCGAATCGCCGCGCAGGAACCAGGCGGCGTCCACGGCGTCCGCCAGCTTCCGCATGAGTTCGATCTTGCTGTCCGCCATGTCATCGCTCCGCCGCGCCGCGAGGGCGCCGGATCGGGGGCCGGCGATCTGGGAACCGGCCCCGGATCGGGCGCCCCGAGCGCGGCCACAAGCCGCGCCCAGGGCGACACCGCAACTCGCTACGGGGCGACCGGGCCGATCTTCGCGCCATCGGGGGCGTCGGCGACGATCTGCACGTACGCGGGGCCGAACGCGACCGCCTGCTGGCGGGGGATTACGCAATCGGCCGGGATCTTCTTCTCGCCGTCCATCGTGGGGGCGATGCGCGTCCCGCCCACGGCGATCGCCGCGATCACCTTCACGCGGACCATCGGCGAGCCCTTGAGCTGCGCCTGGATCGCCGCGCGCTTCTTCGCACGCTCTTCCTTCGTCCGTCCGTCGATCATTGCTGTCTCCTCATCCGCAGCCCTTCGGGCTTGCGGCTAAACGGTCTCACTCTCAACTCGTCGCGCAGGGGCCGGTCACTGCCCGGCTACGGCGTGACCCAGCAGCACATGATGTAGACCTTGACCTGCGTCACGTCGACGAGGGTCACGTCCACCGTCAGGTTCGTCCCGGCCGCCACCTTGTCGTACGCCTCGATGATCGTCGCGGCCCGCTCCACGCCATTGTCGGCGTTGTCCAGGGCCAGGGCGCCGCAGAGGGCGTTGTTCCCGTTCTTCACGACGACGGTGTTGTTGGCGTCGCTGGAGGCGTCATCCTGGACGGTCCAGACGTCGATCACCTTCAGGGCCTTGCCGGCCGGGACGATCCAGGAGATGTCCCGATTGGCGTCGGCCCAGACGATGAACGGGATGCCCGGCTCGGTGTCCTTCGTGAGCAGCTCGACGCCGCCGGGCTTGAGCGCCACGCCGCCGGCCTTCAGAACGATGCAGTCCACCTTGGGGTGATAGGTCGCGTTGCCGTCGACGCGGGTCGTGAGGGCCACGGCCGCGATCGTCTGGGCGGTATTGGCGTCCGTGTTGACGGGCTCGGCGTAGCCGGAGAGCCCCGCCGTCAGCATCTGCCCGGCGGTCACGCTCGCGCGGGTGCCGACCCGCGTCCGCGTGCCGGGGGCCGCATAGCGGAAGGCCCCGGTATTGAGCGCGTTGGACTCGGCCACGCCGAGGATCGCGTCGCTGGCGGCGGAGGCCGCCTTCGCGTTGCCCTCGGCGGTGATCTTGACGAACTGGCCCTCGACGATCTGCCCGTCGGCGCGGGCGGTATAGGCCGTCACAGTGTCGGCGGCGCGGGCGTCCGGGCCGGACAGGGACGCCATCGAGAACACGAAGGCCCCGAGCAGGATCAGCCACAGGGCCGCATAGAGGTTTCGATTCTTCACGGTGCTTGCTCCTTGGTTCTTCGCTCGCCTTGGGAAGGGCCCGGCCGTCCGGGCCCCTCCCTCGGCCGTAACACTGGTGCGCTCACAGGCGCTGGGTGGTCGCTGGATCAGCTATGGGTGATGGGGATCACCAGGGCGCTGGTGTCCACTTCCTGGATGTCGCCTTCGAGGATCGCGCGGCAGGCCGTCTGGTCGGTGAGGAACCCGACGCTGGCGTCCACGTCGAACTGGAGGTCGTGGACCATGCCGACCGCGTGGGAGCGCCGCAGCGACCCGAAGGCCGCGTACTTCGCGCTCGTGGTGCAGGCGGAGGCCGCCGGCATCTTCTGGCAGACGGCGATGGGGAACCCGTTGAGGTTCGGCGGGATCCCCGGCGTGTCGCTGCTGTTGTAGAGGGCCGGGTAGCCGCTCGACGTGCGGATGGCCTTGAGGGTCATCAGGACGGAGAGCGACATGATGTTCTCCGCCTCCCGCATGGCGTAGTCCTTCGTCAGGCCCGCCTGGGCGAGGTCGTAGTCGCCCGCCGTGATCTCCGTCAGCGTGTCGTGGTCGTCGACCGGGGCCACGGTGGAGAAGTTGCTCGACTGCAGGAAGCCGGTGATCCCGCCGTAGGTGCTGGAGCCGTCGCCGTTGACCAGGGCGTCGTCCAGCATGTCCGACAGGTACCAGGCGAGTCCGCTGGAGACCCACTGGCCCACGTCCGCCAGGGTCGCCCCGCGGAAGTACTCGTTGGCCAGGTAGATCAGGCCGAAGAGCTTTTCGGCCGAGAGCGTGACGTACGCGAGGACCGGGGCCGAGTGCGTCGGCTGGGTCGCGGGGCTCGTCCAGTACGCCTGGAAGCCGGTCGTCTCCCGCAGGAGCTTGACGGTCGGGACGGGCATCGGGACGCGCATGCACTTGGGGAACAGGACGCCCGCCGCCTCCACGTTGCGGATGATCTCGGGCCGGAACTCGTCGGCGAAGAGGTAGCTTCCCGTCCCGGTGCCGGGCGTGAAGTCGGCCTTCTCGCGGCCCATCTGGTTGTCCTTGATGACGCCCTCGGCCATCTCGCGGACGCGGAGGCTGAGCATGTCCATCCCGCCGGGCCGCAGCGCCGCGACCCGGTAGAGGACCAGCGAGGCGAACCGCTCGGCGGTCTTGTCGCTGAGGAAGCCCCGGCCGTCCTTGAGCATCTCCAGCCGCTCGGTCCGTCCGCGCGGAGTCAGGACGCTGTCGGCCCCGATCTGGAGGCCCATCTTCTGCCACTTGCGGGATGCCTCGGCCTGGTCGTCGATCTGCTTCTGGAGCTGCGCGAGGCGGCTCGGCAGGCCGGCCAGGCCCTTGCCTTCGTCGCTCTCCATGAACTGCTTGGCCTCTTTGAGCTGCTGGGCCATCGCCTTCTCGTCGCGCTCGGCGGGGGCCAGCGCGAGCTGCGCCATCAGGGCGCTCCACACGTTGAACAGTTTCTGCATGGTCGTTGTCTCCGGGCCGCGAGGGCGCGGCCCCGCGTCACCGCCACAGGTCCGCGGCGGCGGTCAGTTCGGCGGAGGTCTTGCGCACCGCCTTCGCATCCGAAGGGCTTTCGCCCGCGCCACGTTCCGCGCCGTCCTCCCTTGCGCCGGCCGCTTCGGAGTGCGTGCCGGGACGGGGATTCACGGTGTCCGGGATCATGGCCTTCACGTCGTCGAGTTCGGCGAGCAGATCCTCGCGGAGCCCGCCGATCAGTTCGCGGATCAGCTTCTCCAGGTCCGCCGCCCGATCGCGTGCGGAGCCGTCCAGCCCCAGCTCGCGGAGGCGGGCCAGGGCCTCCTGGTTGCATCCCACGGCCACGGCCGAGACCTCGTACAGCTCGCACTCGGTGTGGACGTAGACGCGGCGGCCCTGCTGCTCCGGCACGGGCCTGCCGGGGGCCTCCAGGAGACGGGTCTCCCCCTTGCGGGAGAGGAAGCCCACGCTCACGGCCCGCATGTGCCCGTCGCGGTAGAGCGTCCGGTATTCGCGGCCCAGCTCGGTGTCGGCGAAGCGGACGCGGCCGACCAGGCCCGAGCCCTTCGCCACGTCGATCGACGTGAAGCTGCCGATGACGGACGAGCGGCCGTCCGCCAGCCGGTGCTGGTGCGCGGCCAGGAAGACGGGATTCTTGCGGAAGTTTCCGAGATCCCACCCGGCCTGGTCGATGATCTCGCTCTCGCGGTCCACGGCGGCCGTCGAGCAGACGACCTCCACGTCGTATCCGCTCTCGCCCTCGGGGGCGGCCTTGACGACGCCGGTCAGGCGGCGCATCGTGTCAACGTTCTGCATGGTCTCGCTCCTGTTCCTGCTCGAAGGCGGACGGGATCGCGGCGGCGTATTGCTTTGGCCCAGAAACGCCGGCGATGACGCGGACGCCGATCGACAGGCACTGGCAATTGATCGTGTTGCCCGGCGAGCCGGCCGGGTCGCGGGGGTACATCAGGCTCTCGCCCTCGACAACGAACGGGTCGCTGATCGGAACCGGGGTCGCGCGATACTCCGCTTCCGCCGCGACGTGCGACAGGCGGCGGACGCCGGGCCCGCGGGAGTGCAGCCAGATCTTGTGCGTGAAGCCGCCGGCGACGTGGCCCTCCTGGCGGGCCTTGGAGAGGCTCGTCGCGACGGCGTTGCG